GTTTAGCTTCAGATAACATTGCTATATGACCTGCATGTAATAAATCAAATTGGCTACAGGTAATACCAATTTTTAAACCACTATTTTTTAATTCCTTGATCCGATTAAATATCATAATAATCCCCTAGACTATTATTTAGAATAGGGGATTAATTATTTTTAATAATCTGATTCCATTTTTTTCAAATCTTCTTCCCACATATTTTTACATGGTTTATTTTTTTGAAATTTTTGGTATTGTTGGAAAGCATAACTACGCATATTAGTAAGATCACGCTCATCAAAACGATAACCATAATCTCTACAAAAAGAAAGATAGTTCTCAAGTTGTTCAAAGATTGGTTCATTAGTTCCAAAAACGCTACGACCTTTAATTGCTTTACTCATATATAATAAATCCTTAAATTTTTATTGTTAAGCTAGGTTTTCTACTACGATAATGTACAGTGATTGCAGCTCCACTGCGTTCTTGTGTAGTGATTTCAATATCACTATCTGCAAAATGCTCTGCCAATGCTAAAAACAGTGCATCACAAATTTTTTGGCAAAAAATTAAACTATTATCACATTCTTGCATGACGAAAGAGGAGTAGAGGCCAAATCCATCTAAATTTTTAATTGCATTATCAATAACGGAAATATCATTAAAATTTCCATCAAGTGATTCTACTTTAACTTCAATTTGATAATTTGTCAATGTATATTTCTTTTTTAGATAAACTAAACTTTCATGCATAACACGCTCGTTTCGTTCAGCCAACATTTGTTTTCTTTGTTCAGTATACATATTATTTCCTATGGTCTTTTACTAATTCTAATAATATCAAGCTTATCTTTCATTCATGATTGGGCAGGTAACATATATTCATAATTTGCAAGACCACTATCTACAGTAATACGCATTGCAGGAGAATCACTAATATGAACCACTTTCTGCCCTGGTAAATCCATTATACTAATGAATTGTTTAATAGGCCATTGCCAAGATTGTTTAATGTTACCATTTAAGCTAGACTCAAATACAAAATTACCGCTATGTGTTACAACGCTACCCATATAAACTTTTAAATCATTTCCATCTTGTTTTAATGTAAAATTTGTTTCTTCACTGTTAGCTTGCATTTGACGCTTAAATCGTTGAATATTTGCAAGTTTAGGTGCAAATTGAATATTCCATATTGCACCTGCAAATTTAACAGCCTTTACTCTTTCTTTGACAATAATTTCCGACATTAATCTATAATCATTAACAAAGTCATTATTATGTGTTTGAAAATGAATCGAATTAGGTGTACCATCTTTATCCCTAATCATTTGAATAAATGCATCTTTATTATAATCTTCAAATTTAAGTATTGTTTTTAGTTTTGGTAAATTTGGCATACCAAAAATACCTTTGAATTCGGGATCGGGTTCATGAAATACGCCTTGAACAATCACTGTATTATCTTCTGCTATAGCATTAATTGTAGTAGAAGTATCAGTTCCTGTAACTTTAATCAAATCAATAAAACCCAATGAACAGGTATGTTGTATTAAATCTAGTAAATAATCTCTCATAAAATATCCTTTGAAGTATTATATAGTGTTTTTATACATATACAATAAAATAAGATGTCTACTCAAATGTAAACAATGAATTAAATTCTGTACTAATACTTGTATTACGTTCCAAGTCCCAATCCAAACCACCTAACAAATTATCAATTTTTTTATCAACTAAAATATATTCCATTTCTTTATCATCAAATGGCAATTCAGTAAACCATTTTGGTAATCGTAATTCATCTGTAGGGTACGCAATACTAGTAAACCCCAATGGATTATTTTTTAGTTTACACACTATAACTTTAGCACCATTAGTAATTTTAGTACTATAATTATCATTATTCAAGTGTTTTAAAAAATTCCAATTTAAACTTGCACGAACGTGGCCTGGCATGTTGATTTTAGTATCAGGGGTTTTTTTCATTTTTTGTTCGTATATAGTAAGTTTGTTCACAGCTTTTGGACTACCCTTTTTCCAACTTGGCATATCTCGTAGAATTTTTTTAAACTGAATAATTTCATCAATGATATCTTGTTTGTTTGCTCCTGATAATACATTTTCTAGTATTCCAAAAAGAAATTCTTGTACAAACTTTGGTGTATCTGCACGTTTTAAATCCAAACCCATTGCTTTAATTTTTCCAAGCTTACCATTTACGTCTAATCGTTTACCTTCTTTATCATATATATTGACTGCATATCTTTTTTTAGTAATGAATAAACCACGATCTGCAACTAATTCACGTCCTGCTTTAATAATTGATCCATTTTTTTGTGGACAATGAAACGCATTATGCATAAAATAGGGAAATGTCTGATTTACGTTGTTACCTAATTCATCATATATTTCAGTAGCATATTCTTTTGTCCAATTCTTTTTTAAATCTTTATCCTTACTCCAAATAGGCCATCCACTAAAATAACAAGAATCAGTATCTCCATAAACAATTGCTTCACCTGTATGATTATATTCACCTGCAATCAATTCATTTAAAGTAGCACTCATATGTTTAACAATTTGTCTACCTGTTAGTGTTGTGCTTTGACCTATACGCTTATCGTAAAAGCGACAATGTTGATTTAATAATGCACCATATGCTGAATTAAGTAAAATTTTTCTTACAAGTTGTCTTTTATCAAAAAATTCAGCTTCTTCAGGTGTTTTTGCTTCTTTTAATTGTTTTTGGATTTGTTTACGTTCATTATACCACCTCGTTAACAACCCAGGTATTATCCCTTCGTTTTCATAAGAAAAAATAGTACCATTTGCACTTAATATCCATGGCTTACCGCTATCAAAAATTAATTTATGTATTTCTGCTGCACTAAATTCCTGAGATTTTTTACCACGCTCCCAATCAATAGTAATCATTGTTTCACGTTCTTGATTCATCACTGCAGTATATTCTAGTGTACCAAATAAACCTTCCCACAAGATCGGACCATCTTCTCCTTCAACTTCTTCATCTTCAGCTATTTTACGATTCTTTTTCTTTTCTCTTGCTAATTTTTGACCTTTATCGTACAAATATTTTTCGGTCATTGTTTGACGTAATTGTCCTACAATTGTTTCAGGTGCCATATTCAATGCTCGAATAGTTGATGGATAAAGTGAATTTAAATCTACCGCAGCAATCCATTCATGTATACCCTTTTTAGGATATGCTACGTATGCACCTGCAGCCTTACTTTCATCTTCTTCTATTCGTGGTGGTTTGTCAGGTATAATTAATCCACGTTGATGTGCTTCATTAATTACAGCTTGTTCTATCATTGCTACACTGCCCATTACAGTAGGTAAAAGTACTGTATTTTGATGTGCAATACTATTGGCTAAATCTAAAAATTTTAATTTTGCGTGAATTTTATACAATAGCATTGTATCTTGTCTATTGTATTCAAGAAATGTTTTCCAATCATTATTATATAATTGATCAAGTGTTCCTTCATACTCTGTTTTCTTTTCACCAACTTCCATCTCACCAATATAATCTAACTTATAACTATGTCGTTGTTCATAATTATACTTCTTATATAGTTCAAGATAATCTATATGAACACGACCAATTAAATCATAAGTTACTTGTTTTTGATCAAATTGTACAAATTCACGTTGTTTTGGATATTGGTTAAACAAGCAAAATCGTCTTGTATCATCTTTTGACATAATTTGTGTAACACGATTAACCATGTATGGTATATCATAACCACCACTATTCCAACCTGTAAGCACATCAGCATCTTCAATCAATTCAAAAAATAGATTGAACATTTCAATTTCATTCTTACAAACTATAGTATTTTCAAATTTATTTACAATGTCTTCTATTTGATCATCAACATAACTTGGTGGCGGAATACATAGTGTAATTAATGCATCCATCCAATCTAGATACAATGATATCGAATTTACTGCATTAAAAGGATCGTCTGTAGGAGCAAAACCCTTATCAGGATCAAAGTTTACCTCAATATCAAAAAAGCATACGTGTAAACTTGGTGGAGGTATATCTAAGTAATTATCTGATAAACATCTAAAAACAGGATTTATGTCACTTTCAAAAATTTGTGACTTACCTTTATGTAAACGTAATTCTTTTAAAAATTCTGATTTATTTGATGCGGTAATTTTAGACAACGAATCGCCATAAACACTACGATATTTCCCTTTAGGGTCAGTGTAATAAAAAAGATATTTTGCTTTATATTCTTGATATATTCGTTTACCTTTTTTATCACGTTCTACAATATGTATAATATCAGATTCACGATCTAATAATGCGTCAACATAAGACATAAATTACATTGTTTTCCCAACTGTTTCCAAAATATTTTCTAATAATTCATGGTCTTGTCTTGCTTTACCTAGTTCTGCTTTATGTGCAATACGAATCGCTTTCTTTAATACTGCTGCTTTAATATTCATTTCTTCAGCAACTGCTTTAATGGTGTCACTTAACCCATCTTGCATTGTTTCAATTTCATGCATTACTTGGCATCCTTCATTTATCAAATGCGTAAGTTTTGCTTTCTGCTCTGCTGAAAACACAATAGTGGACATACTATACTCCTTTAAGAAAGTACTTAGTTTACCTCTACAATGCAAAAAATCAATCTTTTTTGGATATATTACTGTGAAAGATTTGTTTTAACTTAGGTAGTACTGAATTTAAATTAGTATATAACATACCAATACCACCTGCACTATTAAACGCATCTATTTTTTTAGGCGTATCATCAATTAGGATAGCAGCTTGATGACCATAATTTGCCCACTTCCACTTGTTAGGCTCAAATATAGCTTTTTTAGCAACTTCCCATCCTAAATGAGTAGCTAACCAATCTTTTTTTCCTATTTCACTTGCTTTGCGACTATCTTTTGGGTCAACTCCATCACTACGTAATGGTGCACTTAAAATTCGCCATTCAATATCATGACCATTTAACCATTCAATTAACTTCATACCATCAGGTAATGGTGACATACTAGCAAAAAAATCTTTAACTCCACGTGGTCCTAATTTACGCAGACTATTAACTCTACTTTCTTTGTCAAAACCATCATACTTTTCAATAGCTTGATCAAAATCTGCTAATACACCATCCATATCAACAAAAACAAATGGTTTAGGATTTGCTATTTCAAATAATTTCATAATCGACAGTTCTCAATAACTCGTGAAATTGTATTAAATTGTCTTGCAACACGATCATAAAACATTTCAGGTGGACGTTCACTATATGTACGATACCCTAGTGCTAATTGCCCCATATCTACAAAATACGAGGATGAAGGCCATTTAGCTTTGTTAAGTTTCAACCCATCTATGAGTATACATTCTTCTGCAATCTTTGTCAAGGTAATCTTTTTAGCCTCACCTTCAATACTCATAGCCTCCATCAACTTTATTGCAATTGGTTCTTTGTTGAGCAGGGGGTTTTCCATATGTCTAGCAAACATATGTACTGTGAAAGCTTCTATTTCAGGGTCAAGGTTGACACACGCTGCTACTTCGGCTGCTAAAATAACCTCGTAGCTATGTTTAACGTATGTCATCCAATGTTGCATATTAATGTTCAAGCAATAAGGTTATAATAACATCATTACGGTTTGCGC